AGCTCTTTTAAGGAGGCGACCCCACTCTTCGCGGGTGTCTTCTTCTCCTTTGAGGAGGTAGCAGTTGTTGTAGAATCGAGCTTGTCGCCCTGCGTAGTAGACATACCGGCCTCCAGGAATGAACTTGAATGATGCAATGAACTTCTCCAAGGCATCCTGATGATCCTTGGCAAAGAGGTTGGTGGTCACATCGTGAACGATATCCTTGGCCTTCTCTGCCCAAGTCTGATCAGGGAAGAGAGCGTACTTGTTCTTGAATACGTTCTCACCAAAGCTGTTGCGGAACTCAGTCATGGTATTCTCCTTTCAATCTCACGTTCAATGTACCAAATGGCCTTGCATAGATCCTGTATTGTATCGTCCTTCAGTCCTGCCCTCCAGAGGTATTTGATTGCATTACCAACACAGAAATTGAAGTGCTCCGTGATCTGGATGCACTCTACTCCAGATGGATGCTGCGTATAGTGCTTGGGATGATTTACCAGATCGTCAATACTATCCCCTACGTAGTCCGAGTAATCGAAGTCGCTCACAGCCAATTCCTCAAGAGATAGTCAAGGGATAGAGTAACGATATCGTAGGAGCCGTTCTGTACCTCTGTCAACATCAGAGCGCCGCGCCAGTGCTGGTTCCCTTGGTACTGCATGTAGTCCTCTTCATGCTGGTAGAACGCTCCAGCAATGATGCACTGTACTCGGGATCCATCCGTCTTCACATGCGGGGAGATGTAGTAATCAAAGGTCTGCTGGTGCCCTACGATCCATGACTCATGCTTCTTGGTAGCGATCAGGTGGGCACGGGAGATAGGTCTTCCCATGCTCCCTCCTTGTGCATAGTGACAGAAATTAACTCCGTTGATTCGGACAGGGCTAAGGAAAGCATGTTCCTCCCATCCGAACTGTCGATGCAAATCGTAATCAGGCAAGGCCCCCTGCAGAAAAGGCTCCTGGGCAATGAGTCTGTCCCTTCTAGCTTCGTGGTTGCCATAGCAGAATACCTTCCTCGGCCTGTACGGTCTGTGCTTGCTGCGGATCTGTTGATCGTTGTAGGAGTTCATGGGGGATAGTAGGGCTTCCATTCCCTCCCATCCGGCCTCCAAGTCAGAGAGCATCCTTGCTCCCTCATAGACAATGTGCCCCTTGGAGTTATGCTGCCCCAAGGATGGCATATCGAAGTGATCACCTATGTGGACGATCACCTCGGGTTTCTTGTCGAGAATGTAATTCCCCAGCGCAGTGAGATGCGTCAGAGGTACACCCGATTTAACCTGAGTGTCTGGTATTACGATGATTCGCATGACTTGTCCTTGTCTAGGTTCCAAAAGAACTCACAGGCACCCTTCTCATGGTCATACGGAACAGTTATAAAGTACGCTTGCCTGAACTCATGCGAGTTAGCCAGTGCCCTGTAGCACTTGTATCTGAAAGGGCAACCCTCTCCGTAGCACATGGTGATATCAGCCATACTTGTCTCCAAAGAGTTCCTTGAATTTAGCTAGGACATCGTCAGGTATGCCTAGCCTCTGTGCCCATTCCCTGCACTTTTGTTGGTCAGGCAACTCTGCCGCTCCTATCGCTACTTGCCAAAGTTCATTCTCTACCTTCACTCGGGCATTGAGTGACTTAGCGTACAACTCCAGGTCGGACATTATTCCAGCCAAGGACGCTCGATGTGGAACCAACCCAGGATAGAATCCATCACTGCGTTGACCATAGTATCTTCTTTGTAAGTATCAAAGATATCGTCATCTTCCGGATAGATTTTTAGAAAACCATTCATTACACCTTCTTCGACAGCTATTTGAAGTACCCGGTACTCGTCTGCTTTCATCAGAATTGCTCCTCAAGTTGGATTTGGATAAGACGCTTTCCCTTCTTGGCGAGATCATCTTTGTGCATCTCACCGAATCTAGCCTGACCGTACAGGTACTCAACGTGCTTGTACGTTGCATCCAGTTTACGATCTGACCAGAATATCGTATCCCTAGTCTCCACAATGTACACCTTCATTTGCGTCTCCTGCGTCTGCGCTTCCCATGACTTGGATGCACTACAGTTGTCTGCGGAGCCTCCAAGTAGTGTACTACGGACTTGAGGAATTCGATCTTGTCGATCCCACTCCTGCCTGCCCAGTTCTCTACCCTACCAAGTACAGAGTTGCACCATCTGTGCAGAACGTACCGTATCATTCCTGTCTTGTGGCAGTGATCCAGTGCTGCCTCATCGAGAGCTATCATCCTTTTGCACAGAGGGCAGATAAACAATTGGTTCTGTAACTGCTGCTCTCTGTATCTTCGTATCTCTGTGGCCTTTAGAGCAGTCCCTCGGGTGGCTCCCACAGTACTGGACTTCCGTCTGCGTGCATTCTTCGTGTCATCCACAGGAGCCTTCCTTGTTCCACGAAGTAATCCTGTACGTCGCTTTCGCTCCACTCTGCTTCCTTACCGTACTCTTGGTACAGTGTCCAGATTTCCTCAAGGCGTTCCTGATTGGTGTTCAGTGCATTCAGGATTCGCCTTGCCTTTGTCTCTGCGATTCCTCCTGCTCGTACACCTTCAAGCGCCAAGCGTTCAACACTGGATTGCGCCAATCTCGGCAGTCCAGGAACATTGTCTGAGCGATCGCCAACGACCAACTGGAAGAGGAAATTGTAGTCGGCCTCTTGGATCGTAACGTAGCCCGTAGTCCATTTTCTTGGGTCATAGTTGAAGTGCCATCCCGGTGTATTCCAGAGATCCTTGTCCATAGCAGCAAGGACAACTCCGGATTCCCTATCGCTGTACTCAAACAGGATAGCGGAACAAATATCGTCAGCTTCCATGCCATCCACCTCCTTTGCGCCGTGGACTTCCTTGATGTAGTCCCTGAGCGACGGGTAGTGCGTGGGCAACCGGTTCTCTCTAGTGCCCTTGTAGGGGCAGGAAACGGCAATATCTTTCCTGAAGTTGCCTTTCCCTTTGATGTACAACTCTATGTTCTCTGTACCCAGAGTCTCCTTGATCGATTGGATCTGGAGCTTCAGGTTATGGCAAGCGTGAGACGCGGGTTCTCCCTCCGCTGCAAAGCCGCAACGGTACAACAGAGAATCCGCATCCACCACTATGCGATTGAACATTAGAAGATGCTCTCTTCTTCCTTGGGTGCAGCAGGGGCAGCAGTCTCAGCGGGCTTGCTGAACTCGGCACGAAGTGACTGCATGGTCTTATAAACCTTGCGGGTATGCTTCGCCCAATCGGTGTAGAAATCGTCATCTCCTACACTCCTGGGATCGTACATAGCCAGCACCATATCCATTGCCAGCTTGGATGCGTGACCCAGTTCTACGCCAAGGTTGGAGTAACCGCCCCCACCATTACTTGACCCACTTGCACCCATTGCCTGAGCAGGGCGAGCGGATCCGCCCACTACCATGCAGCTCTTGATGTTGCGGTACTTGCCCGTCTTGTCGTAGTCCCACTCGATCTGGACAGTGTGGCCTTGCTCCACAGCTTCCAAACCCTTCCCTTTAAAAGCGCCGTACCAATCTTCCCCGATCTTGATCGAAGATCCGTTACGGGCCTTAGATGCCACAGTACCTGTGAGTGCTGCCATGTGATCCTCCTTTGGATCAGTGAGTTTCAGACCAATTCTTGCCGATATTGTATTCCCCTGTCAAGGGGACGTTCAATCTCAACATCTTCCCTGCGTTCACAATGCTTTCAATTCCTATCCTCCCTATGTCATCAGCAATGTAATACCGCGCTTCCCATTGTTCCTCATCATGGTAGCGAATCAATCCGTATGCGTCCAATCCAAGTCCCTTTATCTCTCGATCAGCAAGGCACATAGCGTACTTCATGGTGATTGCGCCCGCTGATTGGAACAGACGATTCAGTGCGGAGTGCATGGAATCCACAGGGATGCGCCTACGATCAATGGCTACCAGATAGCCCTTAGCTGCCGCTCTCTGCACTCGACCGTGCAGATCCTTTAGTGCGGGGTTGGTATCCCAGAAAGCCTGGTATACGTCCTCTGCGTGGGATTGACTCCATCCGAATTGGCTAGCGAGTTTCTTAGCTGATGCACCATAAGTTACAGCGTACTTGAACGTCTTAGCCTGAGCCCTTGTGGGTAGACCAAGAGCCATCTGGTTCTTGGTGTGAATGTCTCCCTCCAGAAGTTCAGCAGCATAAGTCCCACCGTCGATAGGGTACGTGTAGTGCGCCTCCATGCGAGCCTCGAGGGAACTGGCATCCCATCCCACCATGACATAGCCTTTCCTTGCGGTGAATAACCCCCTAATCTCCTTACCGTATGCGGAGGATGCGCGGGGAATGTTGGCTATAACTCTGTGAGTAAATCTTCCAGTCACTGCGCCTACTGTATCCGCATCAGATCCGATCAACCCTTCCCGTTGTACTCGCGTGTGATTCAGCCAGCCAGATCCCGAATCAGAAGCAAGGACATTCCTACGGTTACGGATGGTTAGGTACTCCTTGATCTTGGCTACCTGATCCGTAGCGCCAGGAATCGCATCAAGGCCGGGACACATAGCACCATCATCACCATGCAGCTTAGGCGAGGTCTTAGTCTTCTTGCGTGTCTCAGGATCAATCTTGTGGTTCCAGATCGTGGGCTTCCAGCCAAGAGACAGAAGGTATTCCTTCACTTCATCACTGGATCCAATGTCCAAGAACCTGTGGCGATTCAGTGCCTCGGTAAGAGGCAGCGAGTAACTCAACAGAGAGTTCTTACGCGCCTTCCATGCACCCATTTCGTGAACCAATTCCCACCCATTCCTCTCGATGTACTTGTGTACAGCTGCACTGGGAGTGCCGTCTTTCTTGAACTGCTGCTTCGGAGGGGTATCCAGTTTGTTCTCGGATACAGGCAGCAGTCCTGCCTGATCTGCTACTTCCTTAGCAAGTGCTTGCATCCGATCAGTCAATAGAACATGCAGATCCTTCGCTGCTGCAACGTCGAAGGTTACGCCTCGCTCATGCTGTTCTGCCACGATGCGAGACACACCGGACTCGATATCCCATACTTGCTCAGGAATGCCATCATCCATTCCCTTCTGGATCATCTGTTCGTACAGCAGGCGGGTCACTTGTACGTCTTCCCTGCATCGAGCAACCATCTCTCCAATTCCATCAGAGAGAGGACGCTTAACCATGCCGAAGTCCTTGTACCAAGAGTCCAACGAATGGCTTGTACGCTCCGGATACATGATCTTGGACATCAGCAGGGTATCGTGAACCTGGCCATGATAATGCAGATCCATGCCGAAGAGACGCAGTATCACGGGCGCATCAAATCGGCAGATGTTATGGCCTACAAAGACCAAGCTATCATTCTGCTCTACACAATGCCGAAAGAGCGAGAAGTTATCCGTGTGTACATCCGTAATCACCTCGGTGTACTCATCCCCTGCATCGTTCACACTGAACACCATGCAAGTGACACGATCAATTGCTAGCTGGCCTAAATCCTGGAATTCCTTCTGCTCGGGAAAGTTAGTTTCAAGGTCAAGATACACGATCATTGCTCACCCCTTGCTCGGATGGCGTTTACTTCAACTCCGAAATGTTCTCGTATCTTGCCTGCGGCAACTGCGCGACCGTATCTCAAGTCCATGGACGTATCGTCCTTGTTTTGTGCCGCCCATATGCACTGTCGGATAATCAACTCGGCGAACTTAGTCAATTGTAGAGATACAATTCCATCGTGCTCAAAACCAATAATCAGCACAGGATTATCAAAATCACCTACAGCCAAAAAGCCGGACTGGACAGCAAGTTCTTTAATTCGTTCGTTCATTGCTCACCCCTTGCTCGGATGGCGGCTGCTGCGTCGTAAGCATGGCTGTCACGATCTCTGTCCCCGACTTGATCACACAACTCTGCACACGCCTCGCGCTCTTTTGCTGCTACAAGTGCAGCGAAATCGACGAGGATTTCCGATACGCCTTCAAATAGATCGAATTCAGTTTCAGTGAATCCGGCCTCCTGCGCCATTCGTATTACATCATCACGATCCATTGTAAACACCCTCCAAGTATTGATCCATTGACTGTGGTGTACTCTCAGGGATCTCGTCATCCACTGGCACCATGCGTCCAGATGAATGCACGTACTTGCATCGTCCAGCCTGACCAGTAAACCCCCAAGTCCTATTCTTCAGTACGCGCATCGATACGAAATCCTCACTTCCATCCTCTGCCTGCTGGTTCCTCTCCATTGCGAGTACGCCCCAGCTTAACTGTTCCAATGCAGCACTACCTCGGAGATCAGTGAGCGATACATTCCCTCCCTCGTTCAAGCTCTTGCCTGCATCCCTGCTCTCTCTGCGCTTGAGATGCACTACGTTGATGAGTCCCACGCCAGTGGACACTACCATCTGTGCAAGATCGGTCATGATCTTGTCGATCTCCTTTCTTTCATTCTGCACATCAGATCCAGAGATCACCATGCTAAGGTGATCCAAGATGATGAAGTCCACGCCACTGCGAGCATAGTAAAACAATTTCTCTTTGAATGAAGAGCTGTCGATACTGCCGAAGTGGTTAAAGAAGTACATCCGGCGCACCGTTCGATCCATCGACTGCTCGACGAGGCGCAGGGGGATGCAGCCGGGATCAGTGCGGAACTTGGATGAAGGTACGTTGTTATCCATTGCTACGTAGCTCGCTGCGGTAGCCTCGACCACATCTTCCAGTGCAATGTGGCATATCTTCAAGCCATGCCGTACAACCAGATCGTAGCCAATCTCCTTCACGAGGGTTGACTTGCCAATACCTGATCCGGCGCACACGGTAAGGATCTCGCCTTTCCTCAATCCATGCAGCTTGTTGTTCAGGCCGGGGAAAGGCGTGTCAAAACCCTCGGGCACTGAGCGCATGAGATCCTGAATGCTGATCTCGGATCCATGCACAATACCTTCCGGCCGGAACTGCGGTGTAGCCTTCACTGCCTGAGCGAACTCAGCCTTAAAGCCCCCGACTAGGCAAGCACTCGCGTCCTTGTGTGGTACATCGACTAGGCGAACATCTGGCACGAAACCGGAGAGCCATCCTGCCAGCTTTTTAGCAGTAGCTCTCCCCGGCTCGTCGCTGTCGAGACACAGATAGACTTTGCCGTACCTTCGTATGAAGTCGATATCGGCTTGAACACTTGCATCAACCCGCCCATCACTATTAGCGCCATTAGGTACAGAACAAACGTCATGCACAGACCCAGGACTATTCCTAAGCATCTCTGCAATTGCGAGCGCATCCTCTTCTCCTTCTGTGATGATTAACGCACCGTGTGGTGCCTTGTGTGCGACCTGCTTACCCCACAAGCCATTCAGTTTACCGACCACAAAGAAGTCTTTGTTCTGGATGTTCCTAACCTTGAAACCGGTAACCTTCCCATCTCGATCTGCATACGGGTAGTAAGTGCGCTTCGGCTTACCCGTGGACGTATCGTACACGCACCGTATGCCGTACTTTTTGATGATCTCTTCGCTGATCTTGCGCTCGGGATCATGCCCTTCTGGTTCTGACAGACAGTCCTGTATAGATACCTTGCTTTCCATACGTGTCACCTCTACCACTGTGCCAGTGATCTTGCCATGCCCCGCATGACAAAAGATACCGCCATCAGCGTACACTGTGGCATTGTTGCCACGTTGATCCCTGCCCTCTGCCTCACACTTCGGGCACCTGGTTTTCATGCTCACATCGTCACCTTTGCCGAATCAGGCCAGTGTTGTGGCGTATCTCGCCAGTTAAGCCGACTCCTCCGCATCATCCAGTGCATTCAACATCTCTGCCAATTGATCCCTTGTCAGTGTCAGTGTCTGATCGCCTAGATCCACCATGACAATGTACCGCGCTGTCCTATCGCTGAAGTCTACGTCCCAATTAATCATCGCCGATTCCCTCCAAGATTGATCCCCACTCGTTGCCACGATCAGGCAGTGCCCACTCATCCTCCCGCTCGCTCGGCTCGATATCCAACAAGACCTGATTAGAACTTTGAGAGTCCTCGTCCTTTCCATACATCTTAGCCCTCATATCGCGGGCAACGTAGCTTCGGCAAAGATAGCACAGATCCTCGTATCCACCGTGCTTAGATCGCAGCACTTCCATCTTGCGATTACAGGCACGGCACCTCACGGCCAACGCTCCTGATCATGCCAAACACACAGAGCAATCAGTGCGAGCAACCCAACGAACATGAGTACATCATTGCCATTCATGGTTCGTACACCTGTTCAGGCAGCACTGCCTCTGCTCTGTGCCAGAACCCAGCGAAAGCCCTAGCAACCTCCCCTTCTGGGCAATCCCCCGCATACATCGACATGAGGTACCCCTGATGCTTGTTTACGCACCACTGCACCTCGGGATCATCGATGTCCCATCCACGGTTAACCAGGATTTCCTCAATCCAGATACTAAAGTCAGACATGCTTTTCATTCCATTACCCTCAGTTCGATAATTTTGTAATTAGTGATATCCATAGAAGGATACTCCTTTCCGTCAAGAACGGATACGAACGGCTTGTTCAAATCCTGAACGTGCTGTTCAGCCCTCTCAGCGGACGAGAAGATTGTGTCGAACCTAAGTGCCCCGCTCAGGTATCTGGCTTCGATCTGGTAGAACTTAATCGCCATCGTAGTCACCCCCATTGTCTGCCCATTCTTCCGCCTCTTTGTAGGCTTTATCCCAAAGGATGTCCATCAGCAAGCCGCCAATGATTGACATGGATTGCCCCGGCCTGTACGACGCAGCTAATGCCGCTACCAGTTTAGCCTCGCCAAGGCCACCATCTTCCAACGTAGCCTCGATCCAGCCCTCGTCATTCATGAGGGTTTCGGCCCGCGCCTCGATTGCCCGCTCACGCATCTCCTGCCACGGATCGGGCTCATCCGCCGTCATAGGATTCCAATTGTTTCTCATCTCGCATACTCCTGTTCCATTTCCAAATAATAATCGATTATGTCCGGATTCTCTTCAGTGAAACGATATCCGTACATTTCGTCAAACTCTATGTGTCCATTCCCAATCATCCAGCGCACAAGGTCTTCCGCATCTTTCATGGATGCTGCAAATCCTAGTCTATCCACAACGTAGCCTTCCATATCTTCTCTGGTAACCATCTCACACCTCCACAATGATGGGATTCGGGCCAAGATTAGCCCACTCTTTGGCGCAGTCAATAGCCCGCTCCAATTCCACATAGTGCCGCGCTACTGGTATGCATTCGTTTACGTCGGTATCCCACAGAGTCACGCGGTACTTGCCATTAGCAAGCAACTTGATTCTGGATTCCACCCCGTCCTGTTCATTCCTGAACGTCATCTGCATTTTGATCTCCCTTAGCACTAGTACAGTACTAGTGAATAAACCTTTGGTTTAAGTACTGTACTTACTGTACTAGCACTTGTGAGTAAAAATACTCTGTTCTGAGCGTAAATCCATTCAGGCTAGCGTGAATACTACCAGTATCGGCACCATCACCCCACATTCTAGCGGTTGACAATCGGTACTGATTCATGCTAGTCCCTACCCTTCTGGATCAATCGCCATGCCCGATACCGGGACACTTTTAGCACCATGCCCAACGACAAGCACCCGCCAGATCCAGCCAATACCAGGCCATCAAGCATTCCAGCCAGCCCCTGCACAATCAGCAGGCACCGATCCACTCCATCCCTTGCCTTGATCCTATGCATCACGGCCATGGTTAACTCCCCCGCATTGACACTCGCAACTGTGACCCTTCCCATTGCGGCACCGTGCATCACACTTGTGCAATGACGGACGTTTTTTGTAGTGAATCGTTCGATCCACCGGTCGCAGTACCGCATCCGCATCCTTCCCAGCGAGTCGTCTGAATGAATCGAAGTAATTATGCTTCGACGGTATGCCGCCCATAGCCAGGAATTCTGACTTAGGGATTCCATAAGGCCAGAACAATTCAATACCGCCATTGAAGTATTTTGTAGTGTGCATAGTCTTACCTAGTTTCGCCGAGCAGCTATCATCGCCCTCAGTGCTGCCTGTACACGAAGCCGTACTCCGTCTCGCCAATGAGCATACCCTCATCGTTCAAGTAATCCCGCACGGCATCCTCGATCTCATCATGCGTCATATCTCGATCATTGATGCATGCCATGCCGTAGGCGTTCGCAATTTCCAGTGCCGTGTCATGGCTAAAATCACAGCACAGGCCGATAACGTCCAGCTCGTATGTGCCATCCGTTGAATCCTCGAGATAGTCGAACAGGACACGCAGCGCGGGGTACCATCCAACGAGATCATTTTCCTCTGCATGCGTGGCGAAGTTGTACTGCCTGCCCATAGCCACGAAGGCATCGACGAACTGCGAAAAGTTAATGGTCTGATACATGGAACGAATCTCCTGTTACTTGGTTTCAATTACTGCTGTGACACTGTGGCCGACCATGCGTACATGGTACATGCCCGAAGATACGCGAGAGATACTAAACCGACGAGAATCCGAACGATACGCCCGCAGCAAATGCGCCACATGAGCGCGAGAATCACGCGCACGAAATTGCGGCTCGTCGATGAAATGGAAATGGCATACAGGTTTCATTGTTCATGCTCCTATGAGTTTAGAAATTGCGACAAAAACCAGGCCGCCATAGAACAGCCCACTAGCAATGCAGATACCGCGAATGATCTCATCCATGATTCTGTCGAATGTTTCCATGATCACACTCCTGCCTTGATTTGAAAGGCTTGGATACGCTCGCGCAGTTGATCCGCAGTGTATCCGTTAACCTTCCGGCCGGTGGATTCTGCCTTGGCGAGCATGGATCGCAGCTGCGCGATATTGCGGATGTACTGCGCCCGCATCTGTTCTGCCGTGAATTGATCGAAGAACACGGTTACTCCCCGTTCTCCTTTGGGCTTTGCCGGTGCGGCATCGCATGACCTGCACTCTAACGGAGTCCGGACAGAACGCAAGAAAAGAATCATTACAGTTTGTTAATGTTCGAATCGGCTCTTTCACACTGTGTGCGCGCACGAAGAGCACATACCGTGCCAAGATCCTGGACTACTGTATGAATCTCCAGTGTACGGATGTACATGCCGCTAGAAGGCGCTCAGAAGGCCGTACAGGCGATTCTCAACTGTGTGCTAGGTGGGTAGCGGGTAGACTGCGAACGCACCAATGAGAATGACTTGCATTTAGGGGTCATTCATGGCGTGAATAGTGGGTCAGCTGGCCTAGAATAGTTGACGTATCAACGAGATAGACAAGGATGGTTGACTATTGTGATGGGGTAACTACATGTAGTGTGTATAGCACCAACACCACTACATATAGTGTTTGTTACGAAAGGTAACACTTGCGGTAACACTTGCAGTCTCGCGTGTGCGCGCGCCTGGGCGCGAGTGCTCGAGTGCGCGTGCGTGTGCGTGCGTGTGCACGTGCGAGCGCGAGGGCGGGGCACCGGGGGTGCGGGGTGTGCTTGTATAGTGCATTACACCCTCACAATTTCTGACATATTTTTTTGTGATCCGGTCTGAATGTCTTTACGTATCTTAGTACTATAGTACTTAGTACTATTACAGTACAGTACTTAGTACTAGTACAAGTACTATACTTAAACCTTCTAGGTTTATACTGTACTAGTACTACTAGTAAGTACTAAGTACTAGTACTGTCCTCCATTTCATTCCGGACTGAATGGTAACTAGTAAGTCATTCTAGCGTAACAAACCAGAGGGGTTTGTCTAAGTGATTGTCTGACTGTAATGTCCATTCTGGACTGTATGGTAATGTACTGAATGTACTGTACGTAATAATCATTATTTGATATAATCAAACCTTTGGTTGGCGTAAATAACACTAGAGGGGGTCGCCGTGGGTTTTCTGGATATCTTCAAAGCATCGCGTGTTCCCAGGGGAGCGCGTAAAGGTTCAGCCGTAATCAAGGCTCGTCCTCCTCGTGAGGAAAAAGTCGTTCAGGGCACTAGCGAAGTAGTACGTCCCCCTAAACTTGAGGGGCCAAGGACTCCAATGCGGGATACTCGTAAACCCGTTGGTCGGTACGCACTGGCAGGAACAGCAGCAGCGGGTGTCGCAGCAGCGGCTTTAGGTCGAAAGGAAGAACCCAAAGAATCCGTTCAAGTCCCCATGCGTCCTGCTGGTCGAACAACCTCAGTAGGAAGCGCAACCACCGTACCTTCTAAAACTGTCTCAGCGGCTCCCAAGGCACCTGCCAGCAAGGGTAGTACCGCCCCAACTCCTAAATCGTCTCCTAAGCCCTCTCAGAAGGCTACAGGAGCATCCAAAGGACAGGGCAAGGCTATGTCAGGTGCAGAGCTAGCCAATTTCCTTGGTTTGAGCGCAGACAGTGCAGTTCGGACTTACATGGAAACGGGTAAACACAAATACCCCAGCAAGGCTAAGAAATGAATTCCAGTAACCTGTACCACGCACTGTACGCTATTGGTTTCCAATTTTTCCTTGGGATTGCTACTGGGAACTTCTGGTTGGGAATGGCATTCGGTTCAGCATTCTTCCTTGGTCGAGAAGTAGCCCAGAGGGAGTACAAGATCACCAATGGAGGTTCAGTCAAAGGACTCAAGCCCTGGGCTGGATTCGATATCCTCAAGTGGGGATGGGACGCCAAGCTGGATCTAGCTTTCCCTGTGTTCGCTACTACACTCGTAGCCATTGCTGTGCATTGCCGATGAATCCTCTCCTGCTTTCCCCTGCACTGGATCTAGTCTCCAAGGTACTGGATCGGGTCATTCCTGACAAAGCTCAGGCTGATAAGGCCAAGGCTGAGTACGCTCTCCTTGTAGCCAAGCAGGATCAGGACGAAGTTGACAGTTTCAGAAAGTTCGTAGTACAGTACGAAGGAGAGGGAGCGAGTGTATCTCCTCCCTTGCAATTCCTCAGAGGATCCGTTCGACCAGTACTCACGTACATTCTTGCTGGTCTGTACGGTTGGGGATTCCTGCATCCCGGTACATTCACACCAGAGGGCATGCAAGGACTCTTTCAACTGAACCTCATCTCACTAGGTTTCTGGTACGGTGAGCGCGCACTATCCAATCTGGGGCTGAATCTATCGAAGAAATGAGGTAAGCCAGTGCAAGACGATATCCAGGGAATGGATCCAGAATACAAACAGGGACTAATGGAAGCGTCCCACTACCACCAGACATTCATTCAGATGACCTCCCAGAAAGGTCGATTTGATACCCACCAAGCCGCGCAATGCGTAGAACGATCCGAAAGCCTGTACGCAGAACTCCTGAACAGGGACATCCATAACGAAATCGTTCGATACCAACTAGCCACTCTGTACATGCAGACCAACCGAAACGGTCTTGCAATCAATCTCCTTGAACCCCTTGTTGATGACTCCAAGAAGCCAAAGATTGAATGGCTGAACAATCTTGGGGCTGCGTACCGTAATGAACACTGTAACGCAGAAGCACGGAATGCCTTTGAGGCAGCACTCAAGCAAGAGTACCATCCTGACGTTCTGGCTAACCTGTGCGCTCTGTGGGTGAACGAAGGGAATCCTGAGAAAGGGATACCCTATGGCAGGCAGTGCCTTAGCTTGCGTCCTAACCATCCCCAAGGGAATTGGAACCTGGGCCTACTCCTGATCGAGAACAAGCAGTACGAGGAAGGGTTCAAGTTCTACGCAGAAGGATTCCAGACCGGAGAGCGCATCATCCGGATGTACAAAGACAAGGATGGCAAAGAAGCTCAGTTCTGGAAGGGAGAGAATCTAGACGGCAAGACCATTGTCCTGCACGGTGAACAAGGCATTGGGGATGAATTGCTCTTCCTCCAATTCGTGCCTGAGTTTATCAAGGCTAATCCCGGTGCCCGTGTAATACTGGATGTGCATCCGCGCTTGTACACGGCTATACAGCGATCCTTGCCTGAGATTAACGATGTATTCCCTACCCGTAAATCCAAGGAAACGCCGGAGTGGAATAGCTCTATCCGAGTCGATTACAAGGATGGCTTGGGTTCATTGCCTCGTTGGTACCACCAGCAAAGGCGAGTCAACTCTGGTTGGTTGAAACCCGACACAGAACTCACACAAAAGTATAAAGGAATTATACGTACCATTCAGGAAGAAACGGGTCAAATTGGGCGTCCTATTGTCGGGATAGCCTGGACAGGAGGTAAGAAGAAAACCCGTGTGGACTTGCGAAGCATCCCGCTTGAGAAACTCGTACCTGTACTGGAGAATGACGCAACCTTCGTATCGTTGGAGTACATCCCAGGAGCAGAGAAACAGACAGGAGAACTGCTTAAACAGCACGGAATCTACCTGCACCATTGGCCTGACGTTGTGGAGGATCAGGATTACGAGCACTCAATGGCACTCGCTGCAGCCTGCGATCTTGTCATCTGTGTGAATACCAGCATGGTGCATGTACGCGGTTCTATGGATCTCCTTACATGGACTCTGACACCGCATGGTCACGCTTGGCGATATGGCAGAAAAGATGAGTTGAACCCTTTCTATAACTCCGTTATCCAGTATCATCAAGATGAAGGGGTTGATTGGGACATTCCCATTCAGAAAGTAGCCAAGGATCTCAAGAAATACTGCCGAGGGTTCAAGCCGTGATTAATGTATCGTACGTAACTTCTGGAAATGAGAACATTGCATCCTTTCGGTACAGGGTTCTTGCTCCTGCAAAAGGTTTAGCCAAGCACTTCATCAAAACCAACATCAATCGCCTTGCTAGCAAGGAGTCCGGTGTTGTGGTGTTCAGCAAGCACTGGACGTACAACGATTGGTCTTACGCCAAGTTCTGTAAACTTCGTGGACAAAAGGTAATCTTTGATGTCTGTGATGATCACTTTGAGGGGAAACTTTCGGATCATTACCGCAGGATGGTGGATGCAGCGGATGCCATTACCTGTAACTCCACAGCTATGGCAGTAACGATTGCTGAGAAAACAGGTCGAGACAGCGAAGTAATCGTTGATCCTGTCCTCTCTCCTCGCATGGAACCCCGTTTCCAAGAGCAGATTAATCTTACTTGGTACGGACAGTCCATGAATATCCACGGATTGTTCGATGTGTACACAAAAGACTGCCTGTATCCACTGGAAGTTGCAGTTCCTGGGAATATCCAACCTCCTGAGTACTTCCAAGCTCCTTGGATTACATGGGTTCCTTGGCACAAGGATGTCATCCCTGAGGTAGCGGATCGAAATAACATTGCACTTCTACCGTATCGGCAGGGAAAAGATGCGAAAAGCGCCAACCGTGTACTGGAAGCCCTGCAATGCGGGATGATGGTACTCACTGATCCTATTCCTGCTGTGGTTGAGCTAGGCAATAACGGTATCCGGTACTTGGATAAACCACTGAACGAGGTGATTGAGTCCATCAAAGATTCGGATTGGACGCATGAGATTCTAGAAGCCCAGAAAATGATTGATGAAACCTACAGCCAAGAGGTTATTGCCGATAAGTGGGCACAGGTATTCCGGAGTTTTGCATGAAACTTAACCTTGGTTCAGGTAATCGCCCTCTACAGGGCTACATTGGCGTAGATCTGGCCCCTAATGCTGATATCCAGTGCGATCTACGCAACTTGGAACCTTTTGCTGATAACAGTGTAGAGGAAATCATTGCAATCCACGTAATCGAGCATTTCTACAAGTGGGAAGTGCAGCCGATGCTGCAAGAATGGCGACGAGTACTGCAGCCAGGGGGAAAGATCATCCTAGAGTGTCCTGATCTCAAGAAAGCCGCACAGGCATTCCTGTTTGGCGCAGGAGATCAGATGGGAATGTGGGCTTTCTATGGCAATCCTGACCTGAAGAACGAGTTCCACTGCCATCACTGGGGGTACACGCCTGAAACGCTGGCATACGAGCTACAACAGGCGGGATTCAGGGATATCCAGAAGTGCCAAGCTCAGTTTAAAATACCAGCAAGAGATCAACGCATGGAGGCTATTAAGTAATGGGAACTCAAAGCGAAATTGTGCTAGTTAGCAAACGTGCTCCATTTGAAGGGCAAACAGTTTTAGAAATAGGTGCTGCTTTTGGCAATCCAGAAGCAATCCGACAAGTAGCAAAAGCTACAAAGCATATTGGTTTAGACATGCAAGAAGGCAAATTTGTTGACCTTGTTCATAATCTAAACGAGCCAGTACCTCTAGATCCTGTAGATACTATTTTATGTTTTTCAGTACTAGAACATTGCAATAAACCCTGGATAGTAGCTAAAAACCTTATCAATGTTCTAAAAAAAGATGGTTTATTGCTGCTTTCTGTCCCATTCCAGTGGAAAGTTCATGGATACCCAAACGATTACTGGAGATTTACTCCTAATGGAATCAAAGAGCTTTTCCCAGATATAGAATGGATCCATGAAGAAACTGATCCTCCAAAGATGAACTTGACTCAGCATCAAGGTCAAAAAATCCTATTGTTGTTTGTAGGTAAAAAGCGATGACGCAGAAGATCCCTGTGTACATTGGGTACGATCCTGTAGAGTCCGGAGCCTTCTGGACTTGTGCTGCAAGTGTACTAGAGCACAGCTCTCAGCCAGTTGAGATCATACCCCTCAAGAGATCCCAACTACCTCTTACTCGGCCTCGGCATCCCAAGCAATCCAACGAGTTCTCCTTTACCCGTTGGCTAGTACCTTACTTGCAAAATTACCGTGGTTATGGTATATTCGTAGACTGCGACTTCTTGTTTATGGCTGATATTTCGGAACTGTGGTTCCTGAGAGATCCGACCAAAGCAGTGCAAGTCTGTAAGCATAATACGGATACCTTTAAAGAAGGTACTAAATATCTTGGGACAGAGCAAACAGTATACGATAAGAAGTGCTGGTCTAGCTTGATGCTGTTCAATTGTGAACACGAAGCTACACGTAGACTTGTTCCGGATTATATTGACAGAGCCAATGGACTCGATCTGCATCAATTCAAGTGGTGCAAAGATGAGGAAATTGGCTCTTTGCCTATTGAGTGGAATCATTTAGTAGGGCATTACGCATACAACGATAACATCAAGGCCGCTCACTTTACTGAAGGTGGGCCGTACTTCAAGGACTACCAGGATTG